ATAGCTTATGCTCGATCATTTGCATAGTTGCTCTACTTCCACGTTACATTTCTTAAGAAAATCGATGCCAGCAGTATCCCGATAAGAGTTGCGATATAGAACACTCCCAATACCACTTTGGTATATAAGTTTGGCACAGTCCAGACATGGAGCATGGGTAATAAACATAGTAGCACCCAGACCAGATTCGTTAGACTTAGCAAGTTTCGCAATCGCATTTGTTTCAGCATGTAGCACCTCTGGTCTAGTTTTTAATTCATAATGTTCATCACCAAATTTATACTGGTAAATTTCTTCATATTCACAATTGTTGTCCCAACCTGAAGGCATACCATTGTAGCCAATAGAGATGATACGATCATCCTTGACTACAACAGCCCCAACATGAAGTCGTCTTGCGCTGGATAGCTGAGCAAATCTCTCAGCTGTATCCATAAATGCTTCAGCCCATTTTTGTTTCATTTTCCAAATCCAAAAGGGCATTTCTTTTCTGTAACATCATATGCTTTTAATTTTCTATGATTAGAATACGAAGTTTCGATCATAGTATTCCTAGTTAATCTATGATACTCCTGCTCATCTATCAGATGATATTTCAAATTAACTTTCTTATCAGTAATAGGAATCATATGAACAAGAGGATCTCCAGTGTTGTATTCTATCATAGAACCTTTACGAACAAACGCATTAACATTTAATTGGTGTTGGTATTTAAAGTCTAGTATACCTGAGAGAATACGAATATCATCTGCAGTGTCAGTTCTATGCCAGTCACACATATTCCAAGTAAATTTAACACCAGTTTTTTCAGTCAAATACCATGGACACAATAACTTTATATGTACTCTGTCTTTATAGATTCCAGAACCATATTGAATACGATCATGTTGTTGTAAAGTTAAATTACCAGAAACTCCACTAACGCTATCTGTGTAAAATAGATTTCCCTGTTCAGTAACTTCAATTTTTATATCAGACCATGCAGGTAGTATATATCCATGACTAAACAAATCTTTTACACCAACACATCTTCTAATTGTTGGCATATCTTGCATCAGTTCACTGATAGGATTATGATTTTGTTTTAATTGAACATAATTAGGCATCTGTTTGATTTCTTCTGGAAAGAATTTGCTGGCTTTATCAATCATATAGTTGTTATACAACATAGGATTATCTGTAAAACAGTCAACAGTTATCTCAACAGGTTTAAACCAAAACATTACTCATCCTCTTCGTTATTTTCTATCCACATCTCATGCTCTTCGATTAAATTACCATACTCGATAACATCTTCTGGAAGAAGCTCAATACTTTCTCTGTCTGAAAGATCATAGTCATAGTATTCATCGATACCATCTTCAAATTTACCAATAAATCCCATTCCAGGCTCATGGTAGTTTGCTTTGATAATCCACTCCTCGTCACCAATGATTTCATACAATGTGATTGGTGGAGACCATGCTGTGTCAAAGCTAATAAAAATAGTGTGCTCATCAACACGTGTCCATTCCCAAACTGAAGCATCCCATTTAGTACCCCAGTTGTTTATATTCCAACTATACCAGTTTTCACTTTCTTCTGGTGGACATGGAACTAGATGATTGAATACCTGCGCTTCATCACCTTTCTCCAATTCCTGCTCAAGAGCATCAACTTTCTCTTTCAGTTCATGGAACAATGTCACTGAGTTGCTGCACCAATTAGGCATTTTTAACTTCCTTCACAATGGGTTTGATCAAATTATAAGACTCTAACAGCTTACGTGTAATCTTTGGATACATCTTGGTAAGTTTCTGATCCTTAATAGCAATCATCAACTTGGCTTCATCTGGATGAATACCTTCCAGAAACGAGATGAACAAACTCTCACGCTTGATAGGTTTCAAATCAGTACGACAGAATACATAGAATCGTCTAACTTCATTGAACATATTTGTTGGAGTCATTCCAAGTGGTTCAACTGCTGCATTAAATGGTGGTTCACCTTCTGGTAGTATAAACTTCTTTGCTGGATCGAATGCATAATCAAAAATAATCTTGAGTGCTGCATCTTCCTTGTACTTATCTAATGCTGCAGTATCAGCATTGATTTCTTTAAGCATTTCTGTTACATATTTTCTCATTTAAAAATCCTCAATTTCGTCTAATAGTAATCGACAACGATGCTCCATGAGATAGTTCATGATCTTCATCTTATCGTTATTGGGCTTAGTATTTAGATACGCTTGGACGATGTTCTGTGTAACTTCTTCTGGAATATGTTCGAATGCTACCAGTGTAGAGTTACGATGCCAGTTGCGTCGTTCTTCATCGTTGCGACATGCTTTGAATCCATTATCAATAAATTCTTGCAGTCGTTTAGATGAAACAGTCTTCTGTCGTTCAGCATTAACGAACACATCATCCTTACTCAGAATGTTTGGAATACCATCACCAGAGTCACCTTTGACGATGTGCTCAATCATAAACTCGTTGATCTCTTTCTGAGTTGCAGTGACATACTTCTTCTGCATCGGAGACCACTGCTTCACAGTAGGATACAGCTGCAGTTGCTTGAAGTCTTTGTCGGAAGAAAGGATAAGAATCTTCTGTGGTTCCTCAACCAGTCCTTGAATGCATTGGTTGTTATTCTGGAGCCACTTGGTCATCACAGCAATTACATCATCTGCTTCTGCTTGTTCCACATGGATAACTCGATATGGAAAGTAAACTGCAAGGTCATCTCGCATCTCTGATAGCGTGTCAAAGATTAGTTTCCAATCCAGATCTGATGCTTCACGATTCTTCTTGCGTGATGCTTTGTAGTTAGGAAAGAATTCCTTCCTCCAGTACTTACGACCATCACAACAGATAACCATCTCACCATATTCTTTGCCATACTTTTTCTTGTACGACTTCAATGTGGACAGCGTCACATGGCGAATCAGATTCTTCACTTCAGCTTCAGTGCCCTTCAACTCTCTCTGAAAGGTTAGAATAGCTGCAAGTGCAACCTGACTATAATCTACTAATATCATTAAAATGCTCCCAGCAATACACATTCTTCATTCACACGACCATTCGGCACAGATGGCTTCGTGGTCAATTTCTTGAAAGCACCATTCAATGCTCTCTTACCCATAGACAATCCATTGAAGAATTCTTCTGGTTTGCGTAGTGTCATAGTCTTAGATTCACTGACACTAAATCCGAGGATAGTTGTACCTTTCACAGACAATGAACCGACATCTGCTTTGTAGACAGTAACCTTACGATACTTCGTATTGTATACCCACAACTCAGTTGCAGTGATAATGTCAACAGGATTGCATGACTTGAGTTTCAGTTCAGCAAACTCTTTCATATACTTCATCTTGGCAACTACCTTGTTAGGATTCGTAGCCTTACGCTTACGTGGCGAACGAGATGCCTTAGCAGTCTGCACCTGTTGTTGACAGTCTTGAACAATTGATTCCATAAACTGAATGAATTTCTTCAGCTCTCGTTTAGAGAAATGAGAATAGCCTTCAACCAGCTGTTCATCTTCACCAGCAAGAACATCATTCAACTCATCCAGTGTACGAACATACATGTCACCAATACGTTTGGCAATAGGTGCTGCAACGCTATTTGTTAGCAGATAGTTCTTTGTTGAGAAGTCGGATGTTCTGTTGATAACAAAATCATCAATTGCAGCATCGATCTCGGCAGCGAGTTGATGTGCTTTTTCTTCCATGCGATCTTGAATAGAAGTCACTGGAACAATGACTGCTGTATCCTGTTTAGTTACAGTGGGTACTTCTTTACTCATGATATGTTTAACCATATTGTTGAGTGCACCCATATGGTCTTCAGAAAGTGTATTACCATTTGCAATCAGACGACAGAGTGTACCAAGTTGGCGTACATCATAGTCTTCTGCCTTGCTGATGGCAATGACTTCTTTTTTCTTACCTTGTTTTGCGAAATACTCAATGGCATACTTGCGACGCAGTTTGTCGTCTGCGTTTAAAGTATACCATTGCAATGCTCTCGAAATTGAGACATTGTAGTTGTCTTGATC